ACTGGCCATGGAGCAACACAGCGGCGAGTTCTTTAAATCGGGTTCAACTCAGCGTGTGGCCGTTGTTAAGCAAGGCAAGTGGGACGAAACACAAAAAGAATCATTCAGAAATGCATGGGTTAAAGCCTACGGTGGTATTGAAAACTCAAAATTCCCACTCGTGCTTGATAACAGTACCGATGTAAAACAGCTTAGCGTATCAGCTAAAGACTCACAGCTGCTTGAATCACGTGAATTTCAAATTACCGACATAGCCCGCGCATTTGGTTTACCTAGTTTTATGGTAAACCAAGAGCAAAAATCAACATCATGGGGCTCAGGTATAGGTGAAATTGGCTTATCGTTCTTACGTTTTACGCTAGGGCCACACCTTAACCGCTTTGAACAAGAGATAAACCGCAAACTGTTTTTAAACAAACCGATGTTTGCCGAGTTTATAGCCGCTAATTTAATGCGCCTAACGCTTAAAGACAGAAACGAAGCCTACCGCCAAGCAATTGGTGGCTCACAAGGCCCCGGATGGATGAGCATAGACGAAGTTCGTAAGCTCGAAAACCTCCCTGAATTTGGCGGTAAATACGCTTTACCATACGACCCAATTGCAAATAATCAACCAATGGAAAACGAATCATGAATAACAGCCGCAAACTAATGCAGTTAGTTAAAAATAACTGCCAAAACCGTGACCAAGTTGGTTATCAAGTAAAGCAACAATCACCACTGGCCAACGTAGGCGAAAGCCGCCCAGCATTTTTGATTTACGATGTAATTGATCCATGGTGGGGCGTATCAGCAGAAATGATAAAACGCGACCTGCTAAGCATTACTGATGCAACCGACATCGATGTGTACATTAACAGTCCAGGTGGTGACGTATTTGAAGCAACCGCTATTTACTCAAGCTTAAAAGCGCACTCTGCAAAAATTCATGTACATATAGACGGTATAGCAGCCAGTGCAGCAACACGTATTGCATTAGCAGGTGACACTATTGAAATAGCTGATTCGGGCTTTTATATGATTCACTACGCCTGGACACTTGCCCTAGGTAATGCACAAGAGATACGCGACACCGCCGATATGCTTGATAAAGTCGATAACACCATTGTAAACGACTACGAAAAACGCACTGAAGCAGGTGAAGAACAAGTGCGCACCTGGATGAAAAACGAAACATGGTTTACTGCACAAGAAGCCCTAGAGCATGGATTTGTAGATAGCATTATGCAAGAAGGCACAAGCGATTCAACAACCAATAAAGCATGGGATTTAACATCATATCAAAATGCACCTAAACCCCAACAACCACAAGATAAATTTGTGCAGCGTGATCGGCTAGAGCGATTTGCCAACATGCTGTTAAAAACTGGCTAGCTCCGCTGGCACCACTACTAAAGCACCTACGGGTGCTTTTTTTGTACTTAAAATTGAGGAAATTGAAATATGTCTATCCAACAAAAGCGTGAGCAGCGAAAAGATTTAGCTGTAACCCTAAACAAATTGGTATCGGATCACCCTAAAGATGAAGCATGGGGTGATGACAAGCAAAAGAAATACGACGACCTAGTAACTAAAATTGATGCACTAGATGGTGATTTAGACCGCCAACAAAAAGTGCTCGACTTACAAGCTAAGTCAAAGCAAACCATTCAAGACCGCGCCGATAATAACGGTATTTCTACTGATGAAGCAGAGCACCAACTTCACCAAGAAAAAGCCGCGTATGCATCGTGGTTACGCGGTGGTATGTCGGCGCTCAATGAAGAACAGCGCAGCGCAGTACAAGCCCGTATCGACAGCCCTAAAAATACTATGAGTACAGGGCAAGGCTCAGAAGGCGGTTACTTAACAGCTGACGAAATTGCACCGGGTATTTCACAAGCGCTTAAAGCGTATGGCGGCATGCGAGAGCTGGCAACAGTAGTGCCAACTGCAACCGGCTCTACAATTCCATGGCCTACTGCTAATGCAACGGCTGAGCAAGGTGAATGGTTAGCCGAAAATACAGAAGCTGGTGATGAAGATACCACCTTTGGTGTTCGTAACATTGATACGCACATGATCAGCTCTAAAGTGATTGCGGTACCGTTCCAATTATTGCAAGACACTCAGTTTGACCTTGAAGGTTACATTAATAGTCAAATTGGTATGCGCATTGGCCGCACCTCAGAAGATGCGTTTATTAATGGTACAGGTACTTCAATGCCACACGGTATTTTAGCCGACACCACGGCAGGTAAAGTAGGGGGTTCAGGCCAAATTGCAACCGTTACGTATGATGACTTGGTTGATTTACAACACAGCGTAGACCCTGCGTATCGCCGCAGCATGCAATGCGGTTACATGATGAACGACGCCACAATCAAAGTCGTTAAAAAACTTAAAGACCTGCAAGGTCGCCCGCTTTGGTTACCAGGTATGGAAGCCGCAGAGCCTAACACCATTTTAGGCAAACCGTATGCAACAAACCAACACATTCCAACCATGGCGGCTAACGCTAAGTCGGTTTTATTTGGTGATTTTTCAAAATACATTGTGCGTGATGTATCGCAAATGTTGTTCTTCCGCTTCACAGATAGTGCATATAGCCGTAAGGGCCAAGTCGGCTTTTTAGCATTTATGCGTACCGGTGGCCGCTGCATCGATGTAGGTGGTGCTGTTAAGTACTACCAAAATGCAGCCGCTTAATTGATGCTCCAATTGCCCCTGTAAAGGGGCTTTTTTTATTTAAGGAATTTGACCATGGCAGCTAAAAAGCAAGTTACTGCACGTGTACTGGTTGCATGTGTAATTGCAGATCAATCTTTTGAGCCAAACGCACTTGTAAAAGGCGATGCTGAGTTACTTGAGCCACTTATTAAAGTAGGCGAATTATCAAGTGACAAAGCAGCGGTTGACTACTGTAGCAAAGAGCTAGAAGTTGAAGTTGTTGACCTTAATGCGACTGATGAAGACGCAGAAAGTGAAAACACCGAAAACACTGACGGCAAAGAGTAACTATAATGAAAATGCTCCGAAAGTTAATACAGGCGCCAAGTATTGAGCCATTCACTGTAGAAGAACTGGCAGCACATACCCATGCTGATGATGATCATCATGATTATTTGCAAAGTTTGGTACCTAGAGCGCGTAAACGTTTTGAACAACGTAGTGGCCGGTTATTAGTAGAGCAAACATGGCAGTTTGCACTGCCCAAGTTCTGCAAAGAAATACACCTGCCTTACGCGCCGCTTCGGAGCATCACATCAATTAAATATATTAATAACTTGGGGCAGCTCGTTACTATTGACCCAAGTGAATACCGTGTAATTGAACATGGATTAACGGCCACAATTACCCCTAAACTAGGCGGGCAATGGCCAGCGGTTGGTTTTAAAGTAGCAGATGCAGTGCAAATTGAATGCGTATTTGGACATGGTACCCTCACAAATGAGGGCACCAATATTGATAATGAAACACTTATAGATCAGGACAAATACGACCTAGCAAAACAAGCCATATTAGTACTTATTGGTGATTGGTTTCGTAACCGTGAAGACACAGCTCCCGTCAAACTTTACGACATGCCAAATGCATTTAAAGCCATTGCTGACGAACTGGCGGTTGAACTGCTATGAAATCGCTCCCAGCTGCTAAATACAATTGCAAAGCCAGTTTTGGCAAAAACACAAAGTCAAATGACGGTTATAACACCGATTCATTTGAACATGAATTTTACAAATGGGTAAATATTCAAACCGGTGCTGCAAAAGAGCTAGAGCAAAGCGGCCAATTAATGGGCGAAATAACTCATACAGTAACGTGCCGTTACAGCAGCAAAATAACCCCAACACACCAAATTGTTTATAAACAGCGAGTCTTTGAAATCATTGGCACACCCGTAAATCAAGACTTTGCCAATGTACAAACCATTATTGCCGTTAAGGAGCTGACCCATGCTTGATACTGGTATTGATATATCTGGCCTTAAAGAAATGGAAAAAGCACTGCTTGAGCTAGGTAAAGAAATCGGTGCTAAAAAAGCCAGCGGCATGATGACCAGCGCCATAAGAGACGGTGCGATTAAATACCAGCAAGGCATGCAGCGCAATGCACCAGAATCAAACGTAGCCCGCGTGGTTAAAACCAAACAAGGCCAAAAAGTTGAAATCCGCCCAGGCTTTTTAAAATCCCGCATTAAAGTTAAAGCCAGCACTAACCGCCAAGGAAGAGAAACCCGCCGTTTTGGTAAAGGCGTTGTATCGCTTGTACGTGTGGGTGTGTTTAAAGTGCCTTACATAGTGCAAGTAGAATATGGCACAACCAACCAAAAAGCAGACCCATTTATTCGCCAAGCTTTTAAAAAGCGCACTAATCAAGTCGTAGTTGTGATTAACCGTGGCTTAGCTAAGCGTATCAATCTGGCCCAGCGCCGCATTGCTAAAAAGAACAAACCAGCATGATAGAAAACAGCATACGCACAAAAGCACTCGCATCAGCAGCGCTTAGCGCCTTAATTGGTGATGCACTGCATTTAACGACTAACCATAACTCAGACGATAACTATGTATTGCTTAGTGTGATCACAGATGACACACCTATCGAAATTCACATGGAAGACAACCAAAGCGAAGCACTTATTCAATTTGATTGTTACAGCAAGCTACCCGCTAATGCCAAAGCCATAGCCAAAGAGCTTGCAAACATTTTTAACAAACAAAGCTTTGTTGATGATGACGTAAACGTACAACTTGCACTAAAACAAAGTCGTATACCCGACTTCGAAACCGGCTCGCATTTATACCGCGAGTCATACGAATACATTTTTAAGTACCACACCATAAATAACGAGGTTTAAAATGCCAATTACTCCAGTAACAACCCCAGCTGCTGATACAGTCGATTCACATAAGTCTACATTGCAATTTTGTACTACGGGTGTAGGTGAAGTCGACGCTATTTTGCCAGGACTCGACATCATCCCACAAATTAACTCAGGCAAAGTGTATGAAGACGATACTGATATTGCCGCGGATAGACGCTCATACAGTGAGAAATGCCTACCTGAGGACCAAGATTGGGAGCTTAGTTTTCGCCATAAACCAGCCAATGTAGACCAAAAAGCGTTTTGCGATATGGTAAAGGCCGGCACACCAATCAGCATTAAAGTAACCCGCGCCAGTGGTGAAGTACAAGATGTTGAGTTTTTACCGCATGACTACTTTAGTGGTGAATCGGGTAAAGATTCAGGTAAACAAATGTTTGCTTGCATTGGCAAACTTCAAGAAGTTGACTTCTCAACACTTACAGAAGCGCAAGGGGGCTAAATGATTACAGCAGCACAAATAATGGCGGGGAAGTTACCAACTTCCTCCCGTGAGTTTGATATTGAAGGCGTGGGCAAAATTGTATTACACCGACTGCCGGCAATGGATGAAGTAAAAGCCCGTGAGTTATTTAGTGATAAAGACGCCGACCCTAAAAAGCTTGAGAAAATGGCGCAGCGCAATACTTACTACATGCTGCACGGCAAGTTTGACGATAAAGAAGCCGCCAAACTGCCTAATCTTATTGATATGCAGCAGCTGGGTATGATCCACACCACTGGGTTATTTTTCACAAACCTTGCTCAAGAGAACCTTGAGGCGATTGAAAAAAACTAAAACAGCAACCTGAGTTACAAGCGCTCTGCAACCTAGCAGATAGCTTGGGTTGCTCACTCTACGACCTTCATAAACGCTTATCAGCTGACGAACTGGAACTGCGCTTAGTCCACCAAGGGCTAAAAATGGGCCTGACATTCGACAGAAGCGAACAACGAAAAATTGAATACGAGCAAAAACGCCGCGAAGCCGAAGCGTTTTTAAATACCTGTCCTTGGCGTAAACAAAAGAGAAATTAACATGGCATCAATTGCAACGCTCACTATCGATTTAATCGGTAAAAGTGGCAAGCTAACTGCTGAGCTCAATAAAGCCAATAAAAAAACCTCATCGTGGGCAGATAAAACCCGCAAATTGGTAGGCGGTAGCGCTAAAGTTATGGCGGGGTTTGGCGCAGCAGGTGTAGCTGCGTATGCCTCTATTTATGCCAAAAACGCGGAGTTTATTGATCAACAAGCTAAAACAGCCGACCGTTTAGGTATTACCACCCAAGCTTTAGGTGGTTTGCAGCATGCCGCTAATTTATATGGTGCTTCTAACGAAGAGCTAAATAAATCACTGCAAACCATGCAAAAAAACCTAGGCCAAGTAGGGCAAACAGGCACCGGTGAAGCTAAGTATGCGCTTGATGGTTTAGGTTTATCTG